TACATACAGAACAATAAAAGTTATACCAAAAAGAGGTGGTACTGTTGCTGTAGTAAGTGGAAGTCCTGCTGATATTGAAGAAGTAAAACGTCGTTGGCCAATTCTTGCATCATCAATAACTGAGGAAAAAGAATTTGATGATGAGGAAGCTGAGAAAGAAGAAGTTAATTCTATCATTACTAAAATTGCAGCTAAAGTTAAAGGAAAGACCGGTGATGAGCTTATTAAACTTATTCAGCAAGTCTATGATGCTGGATTCAAAGATGGTGAAGAAGCATGTAAAGTAGAATCTAAAGATAAGTAAGAAGATAAGTGGTCAAATGGATTTTAATGATAGAAAACTAGCAAAATTTTAAGATCACACACGTGTAATGCCGTTAAGGGGTCGGCTAAACCCCTTTCAACCTTAAGACTCACAGTCAAGGAGAATAATATATGGATAAAAAAGAAGCTCTAAAGAGCATGCTTTATAACCTCATCAATGATAAAACAGAAGAAGCGTCTTTAGACCTTCATAACTATTTAGTCTCAAAGATGAAAGACGTTTCCGGACTACAATCTACACAAGATGCCGGTTATGTTAATGATGATAAAGATGATAATACAGAATTAGATTTTAATTGATATCAAATAAATCCTGAAATTTAATTTTCAGGATTTATTTGATGCAAAAATGTCTATTTTTTGTGAATTTTTTTCGCTGTTGCATAAATAGAATTTGTATTTTACACGCAATTGTTTGTACGTTTCTCAAACTCAACGCGTCAAAGTTCACCCACCGTTAGGAACGGGTTTCTGTTTCTAATATCCCATCAAAAAAAGGAGAACTGCATGGATGAAATTCTTCAGAAACTACTAAGTTCTGAGCTTCTTAGCGAAGATGCTAAAGCTGAAATCTCCTCTCAATGGGCTGCAGCTGTAGACAACTACAAGCAGACTATTCGTGAGGAAGTTACAGGAGAAGTCAGAGCTGAACTTGCTGAAATGTGGGCAACTGAAAAAGACGCTTTGGTTGAAAAAGTAGATTCTTTTGTTGCAAACAAGCTGGCTGAAGAAATCGAGGAGCTCAAAGCTGATATCGAGCGCTTCCGTGATCTTGAAGCAGAATATGCTGAAAAGATCGTTGAAGAAAAACACGTGATGGCAGAGCAACTTTCAGAAGAACTTGATCAACTCGTTGACAAAATGGACGCTTTCTTTGAGCTCCGTTTGACAGAAGAGTTGCAAGAACTTCGTGAAGACCTCGAAATAGTGAAGCAAAACGAATTTGGTCGCAAGATCTTCGAAGCTTTCGCTACAGAATTTAGCCGCTCATATGTAGACGAAGATTCGATTCAATCAAAGCTATCTGCAGCAGTTGCTAAACTTGCTGATGCTGAAAGAACTATCAGAAAGCTAGAGGAATCTCAAGCTAGAATGGTTCGTGAAGCAAAAATAGAAAAAATTCTTGCACCTTTAAACGGTAAGAAACGTGAACAAATGGCTTTTGTCCTGCAACACGTTGAAACTGACCGTCTTGAAGAGGCATTCAATCACTTCATTGGCCGCGTTCTAAAGGAAGATGCAGCTCTTACAGCCGCAACTTCTAAAGCTAAGCCTGAAAAATCAACCGTAGCAAATGCTCTTAGTGAGTCAGCAACGGTTTTCGTAACCGGTGAAGAGCTTTCTGAAGCTCAATCCAAGCCCGCAGCCCAGGGTGACAAATTTGCTCACCTTCGTAAGCTCGCTGGTATGTCATCCCACTAATTCCATAAGGAGAATCTAATGGAACTATTTGAAAATTGGCAAGAAACCAAAGAGACTCTTCTAGAAGGTCTCAGTGAGCGTAAGAAGGCAATTCTGGCTCCAGTACTTGAAAACCAAATGCAACATCTTCAGGAAACTGCTACAGCCGGCGTTAATTCCGCTGGTGCTATCGGCAACTTCCAGAAAATTGTTATCCCGATGATCCGTCGTATCATTCCTGGTACGATTGCTACTGAGCTTGTTGGTGTTCAACCAATGAGTGGCCCAGTTGGTCTGGTTTACTCTCTGCGCTTCCTCTTCTCAGAAAGCGTTACTGCTAACCATAAACCTGGTACTCTTGTTAACCCAAATGACAACATTACCGCAGGTGATGAAGTTTTTGGACACGCAAATCCAAAACTCTTTCGCTTTTATTCTTCAGCTGATGCACCAGTTGCATCTGGTTCATTCCCATCAGGTGTAACCACTTCTGGTGGTGAAGCAGCTCTGACTTCTGACTACGAAGCATTCGGCGGTCGCGCTATGACCCTCGAAGTTCTGAAGCAAACCGTGACCGCTGGTTCACGTAAGCTCCAGGCTCGTTGGACTCCAGAAGCAATGCAAGATTTGAAAGCATCGCATGGTCTTGACCTCGAAGCTGAAATCACTGCATCGCTCTCAGCAGCTGTTGTTTCTGAAATCGACAACGAAATCATTAATGACCTGATCGCTTTGGCCGGTACTACTGAGACATTCGATATGGCAGGCCCAATGACTGGCGTTCCTAACTATGTTGGTGATCGTCATGCTGTTCTTGGTGTTCTGATCAACAAGGTTGCAAACGAGATTGCTCGTAGAACTCGTCGTGGCCCTGCTAACTGGATCGTTGTTTCTCCACTAGTTGTTTCTGTTCTGCAGAGCGCATCTAAGTCAGTCTTTGCTCCAGCAGTTAGCGGCTCTTTTGAAGGTCCTAACAACACTAAGCTTGTCGGTACCCTGAATGGTTCGATTAAGGTTTACTCTTACATCTACCATAACCAAGGTACTGAGCCAATCCTCCTTGGTTTCAAGGGTGGTTCAGGTGAAATGGATACTGGCTACTTCTATTGCCCATATATCCCACTGATGTCATCTGGTGTGGTTGTTGATCCTAACACGTTCAACCCGCATGTCTCGCTGATGACACGTTATGGTAAGGCTACATTTACCTCTACCGCAACGTCTCTTGGCAACAGTGCTGACTATTTTGGTCGAATTTCGGTTGCTAACCTTTCATTCGTCTAAACAATGAAATTGGACCTCTGGGTACAATTTATACCCAGAGTGTCTAGTAATGTAATAAGAAAACCTGCTTCGGCAGGTTTTCTTATGTCCCGTTTTTGATAAATAGAAGTAATCACCATCTACTTCTATGAAACCGAAAACATATCCTGAATCAATAACTGGAAAAGAATTAGAATTTATCAGATCATACCTGCTAAATGAAGCTGGTCGCATTAAAGCACCTGCTTTAAAAGCAGTTCCTAAAACATTAGTTGAACAATTGCGTGTACCTGAGCTTTCTTCTGATAATTTATCCGAACATATTTTTTGGAGAGTTAATGGACTTACTGATTATCCTAAAAGGTGCATAACATGCAACAGTCCAATTACAAAATTTCATTCGTTTAGCCGTGGATATCCTCACCTTCGTTGTTCTGCTAAGTGTTCAAATTCTGATACTACTGTTAAACAAAAAAAGATTGCTGCATCTATTAGTAAGTATGGAACACCTTTTCCTTTGCAATCAATGGAAGTTAAGAAAAAGGTACGTCATAAAGTTATTCAACGTCATGAAAAAACCAAACAAGAAGTTATTGAACTTATTAAATGCCAAGGTTTTAGCGTAGTAGCAGGAGAAACATTTTCAGATGAATGGGTATTGACATGTGAGTGTGGGCACACATTTAGTCAAATACCTCCAACATGGTCACGATGGAATACTGGATGGAAAACAATCTGTCCTGCGTGTTCACGTGGTTCATCAAGTCAAGAGAAAGAAATAGCACGTTTTATTGAGAATTTAGGATTTACAATAGAACGTAGAAATAGAACAATTTTAGCCCCACTTGAAATTGATATCTATATACCTGAGCTTAAGCTAGGTGTGGAGTTTAATGGTCTATATTGGCATTCTGATGATAAGCTTCGTCATAAGCTTAAAGCAGATGCAGCAAAAATGGCTAATATTAAATTAATTCAAATATTTGAACACGAATGGGATCAGCGACAAGAACAAGTAATAGCACGATTAAAGAGCGCTCTTAAACTTAATACTAGAATCTATGCGCGGCAAACTAAATTAGTATCAGTAACAAGTCGTCAAGCACACGATTTTTTTATGATTAACCACTTGCATGGATCGGCAAATGGTGGGTGTAATTTTTATGGTCTTGAGAAAGATGGACAACTTTTACAAGTTATCTCTATTACCAAATCTAGATTCTCGAAATTAGCACCATATGAGCTTCTTAGATCAGCAACAGTTCATGGTGTGACTGTTGTTGGTGGTCTAAGCAAGTTAATCAAACATGCAGTACGCATACATGGGCCAATGGTAACTTACGCTGATAGATGCTGGGGAGAAGGTGAATCATATGCTCTGGCTGGTGGAAAGTTTGTTGACACTACCATGCCTGGCTATTTATGGTGGAAAGGTAATGAAATATTGTCGAGATATCACACACAAAAACGTCATATTAACAAGTTACTTGGTAACATGTATGATCCAAACAAGTCAGAAGATGAAAACATGCGAGCTGCTGGTTGGCGTAAGCTATGGAATGCTGGTAACAGCATTTACTTGTTTGGTGTATAATATTTTAAAATAACCTGAATAAAGATATTAAATATTTTAACACATAATAATACGCAATCATGTACACAGTTCTTATAATCGGTTATGGCTTTGTTGGTCAAGCAATCAGCAGTGTTTTTCCCCGTACTACTTTCAATGTAATCATTCATGATCCAGCAAAAGGTTATTCAGCTGCGTTTGACGCAATAAAACCTGATGCAGCATTTATCTGCGTTCCAACACCAACAAAGGATGAACTGTGTGATGATTCATTAGTTATGCACTACGCAGTATTGCTCGCGCACTATGATTGTCCAGTCATTATTAAGTCAACTGTTCCACCATCGACGGTAGAAAAGCTTTTTAAAATCAGACAAGATATTGTTATCATGCCTGAATTTCTTCGAGAAAATAACTGG